TGATTTGATGGTGGCCGAACTGTTAGACGGCCTGCAAACCCTGCTGATCCGCCTCCTGAACGCCACCAACACCCCCAGAGGTTATGACGTGGCCTTGGGCCGCAACCGCGTTACGGCGATCCTTGAAAGTGGCACTGTTACGACGGTCGGCACGGTCACCAACCAAACCAACCAAACCAACATGGGCGGTCAGCAGGCTCAATTGCTCACCAACGGACAAAACGTGTCCGCGTGGGCCGCAACAGTTAGAGCGAGAATTACGTAATGGCTAACACCTTTAAAAAGGTCATTGACCGCCAGATGTGGGTGCAGGTTTCGCCCACGCCAAATGCCACGGCGGCGGCGACTTGCCTTTGCTCCGACTTGCGCTCTGACGTGTCACGCAACCCGTTTGTTTACCAACTGACAAGCGCCACGGTCTTGAACCGCTTCAACATCGTCTCAAAGTCTTGGAACTTTGTGCAATCCCCCGCGCTTGCAGGCACGTTCGGTGCTGGGGCTGCAATGGTGTTTGCGCCGTCTCAGGGCCTCAAGGGCGTCATCGCGGCGGGTGCTACGATCACCTCTATCGTTGTCTCCACAGCGTTTCCAACCGCTGTCGGTCTTAACATGCTGGCAAATCGCGGCGGTTCTGGCGAGTTTGGTTTTAAAATTCGCATCATCGGCAAGGCCGCTGGCAAGGTCGAAGAGCGTTATATTGTTGGAAACACGCTCGGCACGACGCCAACCATTACGTTTGACAACCCGCTGACGTTTACGCCAGCCACGGGCGACGGCTATGAAATCCTGTCGGGCCGCGTGTTCATGCTGTCGGCTGGCGTCATGGCGGCGAACGCTTGGCGCTCGATTGAGGTTGCTACCAACACCCTGTCAACGGGCCTAAGTATCGTCAACCTTCCAGCAACGGTCGGCACTGATACTTCGCTTGTGGCGCTTGATGAGCAATACACGCCTTACGACTGTCGCCCCGGTGAGGGCATGGTCAAGGGTGCGTTTGTCTATGACACAAACCAAAACACTCGCTCCGCACTAGCTGCGACCGCTGCGGGCGCTAGCAGCATCACAGGTCAAGCCACGGGCGGCGATGCTGTCGTGAAGGCCAACGAATATCGAAACTTCCAAATCCGCATCGTGCAGGACACGGTTAACGTCACGGCGGTTGGTCAACGGGCGATCATCGCATCACACACGGCTGGTCCGTCGCCTGTCTACACGATGGGAGCCGCTTGGGCTGTCACGCCATCATCGTCGGCTAAGTACGTCATCGAACTGCCCAACCTGATCCTTGGGCGATCTACCGCCACGACGACGGTTTACACTTGGAACTACAACGACACGACGATCAGCAACGGAACCAACAGCATTGTGACCAACGCTTGGTCTACAACGTATTTTGGCGCGGCCCCTGCTGCCAACGGTGTTAGCGGAACATGGATGCCCTCTTACGGCATCCAGCCTGATCCGGCTCGAAATGCTCGCCAATCCTTTAACTATTTCTTCCGCGCCAACGGTTCGCCAACCATCGACGTTTTAGACATAGCGGGGGCCGTCGCGGGAACTTGGACTAGCGCCGTGGTTTACGACGGGGCCTTGTCGCTCACAACGGGCACTTGCGGCGCTTATGCACCCTTCGAAAACGAGGGCCGGATGTTCTACATGAACATTTATGTCGCCTCTGCCGCTAACCAAATTCATAGGTTTGATGTCAAGAACCGAGTGCTGTCACCCTTTACAGCGACCGACAACATTCAAGCGGGTACGGCGACGCTGGGGCAACGGATGGTGGCTTACGCGGCCCTAGACGGCACCGACACTTACGACGTGGTGCTCTTGGCTTCCCACCTATCGACAACCGCTCAAGAACTGATTGTGTTGGTGTAACCATGTCACTCGCAGAACTAATATCAATCCTGTCTGCAACGCTGGCGACCCACAACGGGGCAATGGCCGACGCAGTTAAGCGCGGAGACCTAGCAGAGATTGCTAAGTTAACGCCCATCATTGCCGAAACCGAGCGCACTCTGGCGCAACTCAAAACGCTTTAAAGTGATTGGGGCGCGGCAATGAGCCTCCTTCTTCTATTTAACCAAGGCGGGGTAATACCCCCGCCTATTATCCTTATGGATATGCACGACGGAGACTTTCGTAAGAAAGTTTTCGACAAAGAAATTTCAGCCAAGACCTTCAAACGCGAAGATCTGATTGAAGCATACGAGCGCCTAGTTGAGGGCAAGGTTCGTGCCGTTCAAGCCATTGTTAAGCCTTTTGCGGAAACACCCGCAAAGGCAAATAAAACGATTGCTGCCCAGAAAATTGACTTTGACAAGATGTTGGCAGATATTGACCGCACAGAGCGGCTCTGGAACCTGTACGTCGAAATGGATGACGAGGATATTCTGTTACTCCTATGAGCAAAAGATATAGGGCGATCTATGATGCCAAGGGTCTCGCATACGAGATTGAGAATGGCGAAGTCACCTTTATGCGTGACGATCACGACAACGACGCCCAGACTGGGCCACAGGTCATCCGCGACATTGAGCCGTATCAAAGCATGATAGACGGTTCCATGATTACCAGCAGATCACAGCATCGCGACCATCTCAAGCGCCATAACTGCTTTGAGGTCGGCAACGAAAAGATGGAATCAAAACCGCCAGCGCCGCAAGGTCGCGACAACGAACGGCGCATCGCACTTCACCGGCAGTTTGGCGATATGAGTGATCGACAGGCAAACCAGATTTTGAAGCAACTCCGTAGATAGGAACCCCTATGGACCCCGAAGAAGCTAACGGTACTGACACAAACGAGCCACTAGACCGCAAAGAAATGCTGATGCAGCAGTTCGATGAGGTGGCCCAGCCTACCGAAGAGCCTATTGCTGCCGCTACTGATACGCCTACAGAAGCCCCAGAGCCAGAGGCAGAAGAGCCTGTCTGGAAACGTCCGCCGGCAAGCTGGAAGAAAGAGTTCCACGAGACCTGGCAGACCGCAGATCCGCGCTTGCAAGAGTATGCCTGGCAGCGTGAAGAGGAAATGCGTAAGGGTGTAGAGCCGCTTCTCTCCAAGGCCCAGTACGCCGATCAGATGCAAAAGGCTATGGAGCCTTACATGCAGACCATTCAGGGGCTGGGCGTGGCTCCTACGGACGCCGTGAAGGCATTGATGGAAGCAGACCACATCCTGCGCCACAGTCCGCAGGATCAGAAGCAAGCGTACCTCGCGCAACTCGCGCAGCAGTACGGCGTCAACATGGGCGGCGTTAACTTCTCCCAGAACGGCCCCGTCGATCCAACCATCTATGCGCTCCAGAACGAACTAAACGCCGTGCGCGGCGAAGTGGTCGGATGGAAGCAGCGCCAAGAGGAAGCTCAGACCGAAAGCCTAAGATCCGAGATTGATAGCTTTGCCCAAGGGGCAGAGCATTTCGAGACTGTGCGTCCGACAATGATCCAGTTACTCAACACGGGGGTTGTCAACACACTAGAAGAAGCCTATGAAAAGGCTATCCGCCTTGACGATGATCTTTTCAAGGAAATCCAGCAAAGCCAACAAGCCGAGATGGAAGCCCAAAAAAGAGAGTCGGCCAATCGGGCTGCGAAAGCAGCTAAGGCAGCAGCGGTCAGCGTTAAAAGCTCTACACCCGGAGTTCGCACGACAACCAAAGCGCAAGACAGGCGTTCAATGTTACTTGAGCAGTTCAATGACATGAATGAACGTTTTTGATTTAACTGAAAGGGACTGTCATGGCCTTCGCCAACAGCGCAATCAGCGACATCATTGCGACGAACATCCAAAGCCGCAGTGGTGAGCTAGCTGACAACGTGACGAACAACAATGCGTTGCTTCGTCGCCTTAAAGACCGTGGGAACATCAAGACGTTCTCCGGCGGTAACGTGATTTTGCAAGAAATCATGTACAACGATTCCACCACCAACAACACCAACAGCTATTCGGGCTACGAAGTTCTGAACGTCTCTCAGAATTCGCCTATTTCGGCTGCGCAGTTCGGCATCACCCAATACGCTGCTGCCGTGACCATTTCGGGCCTCGAAATGATCCAGAACAGCGGCAAGGAAGCAATCATCGACCTTCTTGACGGTCGTATGAATGTTGCTGAAGCCCAATTGCAGAACCGCCTTGGTGGCGATATCTACCTCGACGGAACCGGCAACAGCGGCAAAAACCTGACTGGCCTCGCGGCTGCGGTTCCTGACGCCCCTTCGTCCGGCACCTACGGCGGCATCAACCGCGCCTCGTTCAACTTCTGGCGTTCGCTGAAGTATTCGGGCGTGACCGATGGCGGTTCGGCTGTTTCGGCTTCGAACATCCAATCCTACATGGATGCTCTGGCCGTCCAACTGATCCGTGGCACCGACAAGCCTGACCTGATCGTTGCGGATAGCAACTATTACCGTCTGTACCTTCAGTCGCTGCAAGCCATTCAGCGCATTTCGGACTCCGGTTCGACTGCTGCTGGCGCTGGCTTCGCCTCGCTGAAATACTACGGTGCGGGCATGGCCTCCGACGTCGTTCTCGACGGCGGTATCGGCGCCAGCGCGACGGCCAACCATATGTGGTTCTTGAACACCAAGTACCTGATGTGGCGTCCTCACGCCGACCGCAATTTCGTGCCAATTGGCGGTGAGCGCCAAGCGGTTAACCAAGACGCCATTGTGAAACTGATCGGCTGGGCAGGCAACATGACTTGCTCCGGTTCTCAGTTCCAGGGAGTTTTGATAGCGTGATTGCCTAAACTTACGCATTGATATATATGTTTCCCTGTAATTAATGGGAGGCATATATGTCAGGCGGAAGACCAAAGTCGGATGAAAAAGAACGGTTTCTAGCAAAGGTAAAAACGGTAGAAAGCGGCTGCATAGAATGGCAAAGTACGAAAAACAGAGGCGGATACGGAAAGTTTTACTTTAGGGGAAAGCAAGACGTAGCGCACAGAGTTTCATACGAGTTGTTTGTTGGGCCAATTTTAAAAGGTAGGTGGGTTCTTCACCGATGTGACAATAGAAAATGTGTTAATGCGGACCATTTGTTTTTGGGAAACTGCAAAGACAACATTTTAGATATGGACACAAAAGGTAGACGCGGAACCAAAAGTACGCTTACTTATGCCGACGTTGAAAATATCAAAAAGCTCCTTGCCGAAAGATATTCTCAACAAAAAATTGCAGAAATGTTTAATATCAATCAGACAACGGTTAGCAGAATCAAGCTAAACAAAACTACTATGTTCTTGCAAGAAAGGATTTAGGCAATGCCTAGTACATTCTCTTCTACCCCGCTCGCAGGCGTGACGTTTGCAGATCGCAACACCACCCCCGCTTTTGGCCTCGGCACCCCCGTTCTGGGCAACCAGAACGACACTTGGGTCTACGTCAAGGCAACGGAACCTGTTGCTATCGGCACCTGTACGGTTGACGCCTCGTTCAACCTGACTGACACTGCCGGTACTTACACCGCTGTTGTGGCCTTTCTGACCGGCGAATACGGCTGGGTCTATAAGACCACCTCGCCGCTGTAATAACGATTGGGGAGGGCTTCGGCTCTCCCCAACTCCTTTAGGGGTTTTTCAAAATGACCATTCCTTCCCGCGTTATGGGTTCTGGCAATTCGTCGCTCTCGACCACTTCGATCTGTGGCTTTGCCACGACCGGATTGACCGCTGCTGGCACGAACTTGGCCACCGGCCTGCAACTTAATGCAGACGTTAACGTCGTTAGCACCGCCGCCGCCTCTACCGGCGTTGTGTTGCCCTCGGCTGAAAATGGCTCTGTGGTTGTTGTCGCCAACGATGGCGCTAGCACCCTTGCTGTTTATGCGAAATCTGGCTCTACGATTGATGGTGCGGCGTCTGTGACGATTGCCACCACCAAGCGGAGGGTCTTCTATGGGACCAGCGCGACAACGTGGGTCTCCGTCCTTGGAGCTTAATGAATGTCTTTAGACAGTGATATCAACAATGCCGATTCTCACCTACACGTAGAATTTTATGAGAACACGAAAGAGCCTTACGTTGGCGTTCCTTTTGTCGTTATCATGGCACCTGGCGATAAAACTAGCATCTTTGACCAACCGGCAAGTGAGGATCACAAGATCCGTTTTCCACGTCAGTGGTTTCACTTCCAATCTAAGACGAACGGCGCTCAATATATCGGGACGCCTCTGCGTAAATGGCATGAGGATGAACCTACCGTATTGAACGAGGCTCAACTTGTGGAGCTTGAGATACTACGGTTCCAGACTGCCGATCAGGTCGCCACGGCGTCCGATTCGCAGATCCAGCGCGTAGGAATGGGCGGTCTTGGTTTGCGTGAGCGGGCTAGGGCCTATCTGAATAAGAAGGCCAATAACACTGCGTCTATTGAGTTGGCCGAAACACGCGAAGAGCTTTCCGAGCTAAAGGCCCAAATTGCTATTTTAATGGCGGCTCGCAAGCCTGGTCGCCCACGGAAAGAGGAAGCCGATGAGTTCGACAATGCTCCAGTTGGTGACACAGGTCACTAGCGAACTTGGCGTCCCGGTTCCGGCAACGGTAGCGGGCAATGTCAATCAGGATACTGTTCAGATCTTGGCGCTTATGAACGCCAGTGGATATGAACTCCTGAGAAAGAGCGATTGGCGAGAACTGACGAAGCCTCATAGCTTCTTCACGGAATACACGACAACGACGGGTACATACGACCCCGCTACGCTCCAGATCACTGGCATCCCGTCCACTGCCAGTCTGGACACCACCTACATGATTGTCGGCCTTGGCTGGCCCAACGGCACGTTTATCTCTAGCGTCGATTCCGTTAGCCAAGTGACCGCCACCACCTATCCCGACAACACCGTCACAGATGGCGTCATCTACTTCCAAAAGGTGAAGTACGCTTTGCCGTCTGATTACGACGCCATTGTCCCGCGCACCCAATGGGACAAGTCCAAGCATTGGGAAATGCTTGGCCCTGAAAACGCGCAGCAGTGGGAATGGCTTTTGAGCGGCTATATCAGCACCGGCCCGCGCATTCGCTGGCGCTTGTATGGCGACTATTTCCAAATTTGGCCTGGCACATCTACCAACGAATTCCTTGGCTTTGAATACCGCTCCAAAGGCTGGGCGATAGCGGCTGACGGCACTCCCAAGAATAGCTTTACGGCTGACAACGACACTTGCATCTATCCAGATCGCGTCATGGTTCTAAGCACCAAGCTAAAATATTTTCAAGCCAAAGGCTTTGACACCACCGCGCTGTTTAGGGACTATATGACCGAGCTTGAAACCTCTATGGCTCAAAACATATCTGGAGCCAACTTGTCGCTTGCTCCGCGCCCTGGCAACATCCTGATTGGTTACGACAACATTCCGGATAGTGGATATGGCCGCTAAACCCCGCCGCCTAATTCAGGGCAATGACGCAAATGTTCAGTCGCTTCCGGCCCCTATGGGTGGCTGGAATGCGCGGGATTCTATTGCCAACATGGAACCCACTGATGCGGTGGAAATGGTCAATATGTTCCCGACCGTTTCATCTATCAGCCTGCGCGGTGGGTATAGTAAATTTGCCACAGGATTAGACGGCAAAGTTCAAACTTTGATGACCTACAACGCGGGCGCAAACTCCAAGATGTTTGCGGCCACAAGCACGGGAAAAATCTACGACGTAACGTCAAGCGGCGCGGTAGGCGCTCCTGTCATTTCTGGTTTGTCTAACGGCATTTTTGAATACATCAACATCACCACCCCCGGCGGCAGCTTCTTGATGGCCGTCAACGGCGTTGACGCTCCGATCCTATATGACGGCACCACCGTCACCACGCCGAGCATCACGGGTGTTACAGCGAGCACACTGAAAAACATTATGCTGTTCAAAAACCGCATTTGGTTCATTCAGAAAGAGACCCTAAAGGCGTGGTATCTTCCGACAAGCTCAATCGGAGGCGTGGCCGAACAATATGATTTCAGTCAACTTGCTCGCTTTGGCGGTCATTTGGTTGATTTAGACACATGGACCATCGACGCGGGATATGGCGTTGACGACAATTTGGCCTTCATCACAAGCGAAGGCGAAGTCATTATCTATCGGGGTACGGACCCTGCCAGCATTGCAACTTGGGGCCTAATCGGTATTTGGAAACTGGGTTCTCCCATTGGCGAGCGGTGTATGCTCAAGTGGGGCGGAGACCTCCTCATTTTGACCTATGACGGCCTTATTCCTATGGCCTCATCATTGCAGTCATCTCGCCTAGATCCCCGTGTGGCGCTCTCTGACAAGATTCAAGGGGCCATTACGGAAGCAACTACCAATTACGGCGGGAATCACGCGGCTGTTGGTTGGCAAGTTGTCTATACGGCTAAAAATAATGCCGTTTGGATTAACGTTCCTGTGGCTGATGATAAGCAAGAACAATATGTCATGAACACCATCACCAAGTCATGGTGCCGGTTTCAAGGATGGGGCGCCTATTGCTGGGAAATCTATAACGACGATCCGTACTATGGCGGAGACGGGTATGTCGCCAAGGCTTGGGATACCGCCAGCTATACCGACGATGGCTCAAACATCGTTTCCCAAACCCTGCAAGCGTTCAATTATTTTGGCTCACGCGGCGTAAAGAAATATTTTACGCGGGCGCGGCCCAGTTTCTTTACCAATGGCCTTCCGACAATTTTAGTTGGCATGAACATTGATTTTGATACGTCAGATACAACAGCCCCAATCACGGCACCTTACATTTCCTTTGGCCTTTGGGATAATGCCATTTGGGATCAATCGGTTTGGGGAACTAACGGACAAAGCCTTACCCCCTGGCTTGGCATTACTGGCATTGGGTATTGCGGCGGCATTCAAATGAAAACGGCCAGTTCAGGCATTGCGCTTCAATGGTCCGCAACAGACGTGGTGTATCAAACCGGATGGGCTGGCGTATAATTAGTGACGAACTTGTTGGCCATTGGGTGGCTGACAAACTGGGATCTGGCTATTTTGCTTCTCGCTCTAATGCCATTGGTTTGGTGAAAGACGATAGGCTTATTGCCGGGGTGATATACGAGAACTGGAATGGGCGTTCGATCATGTGCCACATCGCCATAGAGGGCCGTTTAACTCGGAGCTATGTCGGTGCGATCTTTGATTATGCGTACAATGTGTGTAATGTGGAAAAGATAATTGTTCCGGTCGAAAGCCACAATCTGAAAAGCGCCAAGCTCATTGAAAACATGGGTTTTACCGAAGAGGGTCGCATTAAGGATTGCCAGCCAGAAGGTGATACAATCTTGTACACCATGACCAAAGGCGATTGTAGATTTCTAGGGGATCGTTATGGGTAAGAAAACACCAACACCACCGCCCGCGCCAGATTATGCCGCAGCAGCAACCGCGCAAGGCGTGGCCAATCAGCAGGCCGGTCTGCAAACGTCGGTCTTGAGCAATCCCAACATTATCAGCCCTTACGGCAATCAAACCGTAACGTGGAACCAAGACCCAAGCAATCCTGGCGGAAGCCCGCAAGCGACGGTTACGCAGACCTTGACGCCAGAGGCTCAGGCAACGCTAGAGGCGCAACAGCGCGTTCAAAACCAATTTGCCAACCTTGGCGAAACGGGAATTGGAAATGCTCAAAACACCTTGAGCCAAGCGTTCAATCCAAATCTTCCCAATCTGCAGACCGGCCTTGATACATCCAATGTTGCAGACATGCCGATCAATGCCGGCACAACGGCGCAACAAGCCATCATGGCCCGTCTGCAACCACAGCTTCAACAGTCGCGTGAAGCTATGGGCCAGAACCTAATCAATCAGGGCATCACGCAAGGCAGCGAAGCCTACAATCGTGCCATGACCGAGCAGGGCCAGCAAGAGAACGACCTTCGCTCTCAGGCGGCTTTGCAGGGCCTTAACCTTGATATGTCGGCCAATAACCAAGGCTACAATCAAGCCCTGCAATCTGGCCAGTTTGGCAATACGGCTTTGCAGCAGTCCCTTGCGCAGCAAACGGCTTTGCGTAACCAGCCCATCAATGAGGTCACGGCCCTGATGTCTGGATCTCAAATCCAGAACCCGCAGTTCCAAGCCTATACGGGTTCTAATGTTGCGGCGGCTCCAGTGTTTCAAGGAGCGCAAGCTCAAGGGCAATATGCTCAAAATCAGTACGGCCAACAGATGGCGGGGGCTAACGCAAACACCTCTGGTGTTATGGGCTTGCTGGGATCCGCTGCAATGGCGGGCGGGATGGCGTTCTAATGCTGGGACTAGCGTTCTCAGGCGGTAAGGATTCTATGGCTTGCTGGTACCTGTACCGTGACCAGCAGCCTATTGTAATTTTTGTCAATACTGGCAAAGCGTATCCAGAAACCCTTGAACTCATTGAGGAAATCCGCAAAGAGGCCAAGGAGTTTATTGAAGTAATGACGAACCAAGAGGCGCAGACCAAGGCCAACGGCATTCCGTCTGATATAGTTGCTGTTGATTGGACGCCTTTTGGTCAATCCATGTCTGGGGAAAAAGAAATCAAGATGCAGCCTTACCTTCAGTGCTGCTACGAGAACATCTCTGGGCCTTTAATGCAGGCCGCTAAAGAGCGCGGGATCACCGAGCTTATACGCGGTCAGCGCATTGACGATTCCCATAAATCACCGGCCCGTCACGGTTCGGTGGTCGATGGGATAACCTTCATTCAGCCAATTGAAGACTGGACAGAAAAACAGACGTTTGATTTTGTGCGGTCGCAACGGGGCTTCCTTCCCGACCATTACAAAATTGAACATACGAGCCTAGACTGCTATGACTGTACAGCGTTCATGGCGCACTCTGCCGACCGCATCGCGTGGACCAAAGAGAAGTACCCTGAGTTTTACGAAAAGTATTCGGCCAAAATTTGCGCCCTAAAAGCCGCTTTGAAGCCGACCCTTGACGCACTGGAGCGGGCCAATGGCTAAGATCAGCCTTACAGATTTTTCGTCTCAAGCCGCAGAAAACGCCCGTCGTCAACGCTTGGCTGAAATCTTGCAGCAGCAGGGAATGGAGCCTGAAAAGGTTTTTGAGTACAACGGAATTCAAGCCCCAATTTCGCCATTGGCGGGCCTCGGCAAGGCCCTGCAAATGGGCATGGGCGCGTACATGGAAGCCAAGGGCGCAAAGGGGGCCACGGATCTTGAAAAGGCAAAGCGCGCAGAGGCGTTTTCAAACCTAAAAGAATATAATGCCAAGGAACTTAAGCCTGCTGGAGAAATGCCAGCCGCCACCCTCGATACGCGGGTGCCTGTGTTTAATGCCGACAAGCCGCAACAAATTGCTCAAGCCCTTCAAGCTGGTGCAGGCGGACAGGCCATTCCTGCGTCTATGAACCTAAAGGCGCAGAAGCTATATTCCGACAAGCCAGAGCTTGTTATGTCTCCTGAAGAGCGGGCCAACTTTGCACAACAAGCCGCCCTTAGCGACAACGAGTACAATCAAAAAATCTTCTCGCCGCTTTATGCCTCGGCACAACAGCGGCAAGAAAAAGACTATGATTCCGCTCGCGTGGCAAAGATGTTTGGCTCAGAGCCGCCCAAGGGAGTTGATCCTATGGCGTGGCGGGCGGCGCTTGCGTCGGGTAACGAAGACAAGATCTCGGCCCTTGCTCAGGGCGGCTATGAAAATACCCTAACCAAAAATCCACAACCCACCTATGATCCTGAAGGTCAAAGCTATGCCACCATAGAAGGTGGTGTTCCAATATTAACTAGGGCAATTCCTCGTTCCGCAGTGGAACACTTGAAAGCAAATCCAAATCTTGCAAAAGATTTTGATGCAAAGTTTGGGCCTGGAATGTCCGGAAAGATTTTAGGAGCAAGGTAATGGCTAACGCATTTGATAGGTTTGATGGCGAAGAATCACCTCGCGCAAAAAGCCGAAGGCTGGCTGATGCGTTGAAGTCCGTGGACTTGGGAGACGCTCCCGCCAAAAGCTCTAAAACTGTTACCGATGCAGAAAGGGCTAAAATTGACGCCAGAAAAGCCGTCAGCGATGCGGAAATTGCCGAGTTAAATGCTGTAAAGGCTCGCAAGGCTGCTGGTTTGCCAGAATACACAGAAGCCGAAAACAAGGCCCGCTCTGGCTTCGTGCTAATGAAGCAGGGCGAAAAGCTGTACAAAGACGCCGTTCAAAAAGGGTATGACCCTGGCTATTACAAAAATGTAATTGGGAATGTGGCGGAAACGATTCCGGGAATTGGCCCTATTATTTCCGGTTCTATTCGAGATCAGTACGGACGAATGGGGCGGCAGGGCGAAAGGGCCTTTATGGAAGGCTACAAGAGAAAGCTGTCTGGCGCTGCGGTTGGAGAAAAGAAAGAAGAGCCATCAATGCTGGCTACTATTTTTCCTCAGTCTGGCATTAACACGCCAAGCAAAATGGATAGAGCGGCGGCTTTGGCAATTCGCTTAAAGGTAATGGGTGATTCCAGAATTGCAGGAAAACTTCCCCCGTCAGAGGATTACAGCGCAAAGCCTGAAGAGTATTATTACACTCCTAAAACCCAGACCGGCGGCACCGTTTCGAGAGAAGATCAAGATCTTCTCAACAAATATACTAAAAAAAGGTAAGGCAATGGCATCTTCTCCTGAGATCATGCAGGCACTTAAAGCCGCCGACGCCGCTGGCGATACCAAGGCAGCAACGCGCTTGGCTGAGATGTACAAGGCGTCCGTCTCGCAGGAGGCCGCTGCAACTAAGCCTACATTTGGCCAAACGGCGGCTGACATGGGAATGTCGGCCATTAGCGGTTTGGGCAAAGGCACGGCTCAATTGGCCGGCGACCTTGTGGGCCATATGAAGGGGGGCCTGCCGTTTGTTCAAACGCCAACCCAGCGCGTTGGTTCGACAATGGCAAGGGCGCTGTCTAATGTGACGCCTAGCAAAACAGGCATAGCAAAGGCAGCGGTCCGGGCGGCTCTAGACCCAAATGCCGAAACCTTTGCCAACATGCAAGACACGTTCGGAAGCAAGTTTAGGCCCAAAACGCTGCCTGGCAAATTGACCAGAACGGCTGCTGAGTTTGTTCCTATGGGTGCTGTCGCAGGGCCGGGGGGCATTGCAAGGCGCGTTGCCGAATCCGCTGCGTCGGGCGCGGCATCCGAGGCCGCTGGGCAGCTTGCTAAGGGCAGCAAGTATGAAGACGCGGCGCGTCTGGCTGGGGCCATATCAACTGGCGCCGGAACCTCTGCCGTAAAAAACATGGCGGCGGTGGCTGAAGCCAAGGCCCTCACTCCCACAATTGAAGGAATCAAAAAGGCCCGCGATGCTCTTTACGAGGCGTCCGACAATGCGGGCCTTATAATTAATGCAACCAAATTCAAACAGAACGCCGTTAACTTAATGGACACCCTCGCAAAGGAGGGAATTGATAAAACCATTCATCCTGAAGCATTTGCTGCTATGAAAAAAATTGTTAGCACCCCAGGAAATGTTACGCTCAAAGGCGTAGAAATCCTGCGGAAAACTGCGTCCGCCGCAAGCACCTCAATGAACAAATCCGACCGCCGCATGGCGCGAATTATTGTCGATCATGTGGACGATTTTGTGCAAAATCTAAAAGCCGCCGACACGATGGGCGTTGACCCAAAGGCTGCTACTCAAATGCTTTCCCAAGCACGAAGTCTTGCGGCTAAAGCATTTAAAGCCGAGGCTATTGAAAGCCTAATCAACAAAGCCAAAGGTGCGGACAATTTCGAAACTGCGGTTCGAAATAACTTTCGCAAACTATATGATAATCCGCGTGGCATTGGGCGATTTTCTGCTGAAGAGCAAGAGGCCATTAAAAAGGTTGCTCGCGGTGAACCAATTCAAAACGCGCAACGTGCTATTGGAAAGTTGGCTCCAGCAAATGTAATGACAATGGCAGCGTCATTGTTTCAACCGGCAGTTCTTCCCGTTGTTGCGGGCAGCATGGCGGCAAAGAGTGCGTCAAAGGCAACTGCTGCTAAAAATGCGCAAGCCGTAAGTCAACTTGTGCGTGGCGGGAAAGCTGCTAAAACTGTCCCAGTCTTAGATAGGCGGGCTTTGCTGGCTATTCAGATGGCTAATCATCAAGGACAAGATTGATGTCTTTTAACGGCACCGGCATATTCCAAATTAACACGACAGGACAGCCCGTCGTACCCAATACGACAATCACGTCCTCGGCGTTCAATCTGCTAACTGCTGACTTGGCGTCTGGCTTGACAAACACCTTGACCAAGGACGGGCAATCGACGCCGACCGCCAACATCAAGATGGGGGCGTTCAAGCTCACCAACGTGGGCGTACCAACGTCCACGGGCGATGCACTGTCCTTTAACAATGTTGCCACCATCTCCACATTGACGCTGAGTAATGCCCTTGCCGTTACCTACGGCGGCACGGGAGCCACTACCGCGTCTGGGGCGAGAACCAATCTTAGCGCGGCTTCTTCGGGGGCCAACAGCGACATTACATCCCTTACTGGCTTGACTACCGCTTTGGCCGTTGCTTACGGCGGTACAGGATCGACAACGGCAACAGGAGCGCGGGCCAATCTTAGTGCCGCTTCGTCTGGGGCCAATAGCGACATCACGTCTCTTACCGGCCTAACAACGCCTCTCAGCGTTTCGCAGGGCGGCACAGGGCTGACTTCGGCAGGAACCAATGGATACGTTTTGACATCCAATGGCACAAATTTTGTTATGGCGGCAGCAAGGCCCGCTAGCAAAATTCAACCAGTTGCAACTTGGCTGGAATTTCTCAATCTATCGCCGGGGCTTTTGGTTTACGAAAACTCATCCGGCATTCCAGCAATGACGCAGGCGACGGTCACGGGCATTGCAAACGATGCTGCGGCACTTGGGATTTCGCGCTTAACGACGGACTACATTGAGTATCAAGGTTATTGGTTCTATAATCCAACGTTCTACACCCGCCCCGGTACGGTTGCCTTAACTTTTACAGCCACATCTACTCCGTCAGCAGCAACCACGGTAACGGCTGGAGCAGCGTTCTTCCAAGCCGGTGACGTTGGCAGCATTCTTATTTTGCGCAGCGGAACAACTGTTTATCGGGCTTTCATTACCGCTTACACCAGCACTACGGTTGTCAGTGCAATTATCCTAAGCGGCAACAGCACCGTATCAGTAGACATAAGCTCCATCGTTTATGGCGTAACCTCAGTTCCCGCAGATTCCGTTTCGACCAGTCCGCTTGCGTCCTCAACCTGGACGGCGAATGCGTGGGAACTGAGACAGTTCCCGTGGGATTACGAAACCAGCCGATTTGGTTTTTATTGGCGCGACGCGATTAACGCAGGCTACGTTAGCCTTGGCGGAACGTGCGACAGCATGGACCTTGTTCAAACCTTGCTCACCGCCTGCACGGCGAACAATCAACAATTCTATATCGGTCTTGGCAGAAATTCAGACACGCCGGTTCTGAACGATATTTTGAACATTGCAACGGTTGGCGGTGCGACACTTGGCGCTTTGCCAGGCACTTTGATTTCATCGCCTTCGACGACGCTTACCGGGACTGGTTCTGCTTTGACAAGCCCTGCATGGACCGTCACCACCGGAACATCCGCGCTTTCAGCATTTCTTGTCGGAAACACTTATCAAGAAATATTTGAAACGAACGGCGTCGGTCGCGCCATCATTAAGGGGTATAATAGCGGCACGTCTGTCTCGATTGTTATAATCACCCCATTTAGCACCGCAACAATCGCATCTGGAAACTGGCAAATTCGCCAAGTGGCAAATGGTGCATTCCGCCCAACTGTGTCAGTGCTCAACCGCGCCTATCAATCAATGGTTGCGTCACAAAAAGTCGCGGCTGATCTGATTTCTCAATATGGTTCAAATGCTTCGTTTGGTGGTTTCTACATTAGTCATGAACCAACTCACGTTACCCGACAAACAAAATATTTCTTCACGCCATTGGTCACGCTTGGATTGGGCGGGTACGCATCGCTAACCAGTTACGCAAAGCCGGTGAATATTTCTCCAGCCTCTCCAATTGATACGCCATCGTTCTCTAAAGCAATGGTTGTCACGGGGGCAACCTCGGCTTCAATCTGTGTGCTTTCGGCTGCATCCCATTACTTTAATCGCGGCGATGCCATTACCCCATCTGGCTTCACAGGCGCATGGGCGGCGCTGAATAACATCACCTATTATGTTGGTGACATCAGCAGCACGCAATTCCAGCTTTACGCCGACGCGGCGCTAACTGCACCGCTTAACACAAGCGGCTTTGCGGCCTATTCGTCAAACGGCGGATTGATTCAATACAATGTTGCGGCCACTGCTGCCGCTATCAAAGCGTCTGGGGTCAATCTGTTCACATTCCAAGACAGTTTGGGATATGGCCTAAACTACGCCACCAATGTTTATGGCTACCTGTTAGGACAACCAACAACCTTGGTACAAATTGATGAGCATTTTTCGGCATGGAATCAGGTTTTTGAGGTCGCCAAAGCCCTGCCTGGAGTGCAATCGCTTACCTACACCGCCATCAATGAAAATTGGCAAATTGACGGATCGGTTGGCGGCGCTTTGCTTGGCCCCTATCCCGCATCATATGACCGCCTTGTTAGACAAGTTTCCATTAGCGATACTTATGTTGACGGACACGAGCTGTACTCAATGTTTTCGTACATGGAAAGCGGAACCGGCGGCGGAGCCTTGACGGCATCTTTGCGAGATTACAACGCGGGTAAAATCAATTATGGAACAAGGGCGCGGCAGTTGTATAACCGCATTCTGAATTATGGGTTTTATGTTTAATAATCTGTTGGCAAATAAGCAAAATTTGCCACTTCTGCCTTGAGGCCGACTATGACCGACAAATTGACCGATCTTGAAATTGATATGATTGCTGAGCGGGCGGCTGAAAAAGCCATCGTCAAGGTCTATGAGCAAATCGGTAGATCCGTGGCCGAAAAGGTATTTTGGTTCATAGGCGTGGTCGTTGTCGGGATGCTAATTTTGGTGTCCGGTAAAGGGATTCTAAACTCATGATCGAAGAGCTAGTCTCTCGCGTTTTCGCCATGCGGAACGCGGCCCATGTAGCTCACTGGGCCACCAAGTCATTCAGCGAGCACACCGCCCTGGGTGAATTCTATGACGGCCTGATCGACAAGATTGACGCCATCGTAGAGGTGCATCAAGGCTGGTACGGCCTGATCGGTGAGGTCCGCATCCTTATGATGCCCAAGGGCGACCTTCCGGCCAAGATCCGTGAAGAGCTAAAGTGGATCTCTCAGAACCGCGAGAAGATTGCGCAAAAAAACACGATGCTTGAGAACCTCATTGATGACCTGATGAGCCTCTACAGCACGACCCACTACAAGCTCGTGAACCTGAAGTAAGATCATGGCATTTCATCTCAGCCAACGCTCTAGCCTTAACCTGACCGGCGTTCATCCCGATCTGGTCAAGGTCATTATGCGGGCGCTTGAAATCTCGCCGCTAGATTTTACGGTTATCGAAGGCCTACGCAGCGTTAAGCGTCAACAGGAGCTATTTGCTACAGGCGCGTCCAAGACGATGAAGTCTCGGCATATACATGGCTTCGCCGTGGACGTAGCGCCGCTCGTGGCGGGTTCTATCCGCTGGGACTGGCCTTTGTATGATCGGCTGATCGTGGCCTTTAAGCAGGCCGCTAAGGACGTCAAGGTCAAGGTTGAATTCGGCTATGACTGGAAGACTTTCAAAGACGCACCGCACCTTCAACTTCCCCATGCCGCTTATCCAGATCCGGTGAAAGATGCTTAAGTTCATCAAGGCCCGCCTTAGCGAACGCTCGACCTGGCTGTTGATCGGCACCAGCGTTGCGGCAGCGTCTGCTCTGATCGCGCCTTGGTCTTACGTGTCAATGGCTGTTGGGGCGGTCGCGGCAATGATTCCTGACGGAGATATCAAGCAATGATTCCTCTGCCATATGCCTTGGGGGCGCTAGTCGCCGTGTTCGTCCTTGGCTGCGCCAATGGCTACGTCATCAGAGACGGCGCGGCTAAGTCGTCTGCCGCAAAAGCGTACAAGGCCGCTGAGGGGCGGCGCTTGGTCATGCAGGGTCAGATTGATGTTCTGTCAGCACAATATGAAGAGGAGCGCAGGCGTGTTTCTAGTATCAATATTCAACGCATCAACACGATCAAAGAATTTTACCGCGATGCTCCCGCTGTTCCTGCTGAGTGCGCTTTGCCTGACCCTATGTTCAGCCTGCTCGTCAACAGTGTCCGTGACGCCAATGTCTCTACCGGCGAACCTATCAGCGCCGTGTCCAGCACTTCAAAACCCGCCCAAGCCAGCCATTGATCCTGATCGGCTGACTTGGGAAGTCTCAGTGATTAGCGCCTACCAAGACTGCGCTACGCGGCATAGGCTGGTTGTAAAATCTTGGCCACATTGACGCCATAGCCTTTGGTGACACGCGGGCGTCCAACAATTACCAAGCGCATGTCAAGATCCGGCTCATCATAGAATGAAGCGTGGCGAACCATGACGTTACGGTAGTTTTCTAGCGCATAGTGGGAATCGACGGGACGGCCAGGTTCATAGAAATAGACCTCATCCGGCCAATCGCGCACGGTCTCAATGATCCGCTTGATGTACGTCTCGTTGTCATCGTTGTGCGAGTTGATGAAAACGAAATCATCCTTGAACGACCGCACGGCTTGGAAGCGTGGGTATTTACCGATCCCTCGCAATTGGTCGTACAGGTCATGGGCCATCAATTCGATCTTTGGCATCCTATCCTCCATGTTCACGCCCATAGTAAGCAATGATAGCCGCCTCTGCGCGTCCGTCGTCCTTCACTCTGGACCATTGGCTGGCATAGCGCGGGAATAGCTCTGAAGCCCTGAGACGTGCGCCGTCCTTGTCGGTCGGCGTCTGCGTTTTGCGCTTCCACACTTGCGGCGTCACTTCCACGATGGGGATGAAGTTAGCGGCCACGGCACCAATCACGACACCCGCGGCGCGGCCAAAAGTGAATGCGCCGGCATGGCCGTTCCCCGGCATGGACGCAACCTTCTCAATGACGCACGTAATGCCCTGCCGTTTGGCCCACAGGTCCAAGATAACTGCCAATTGGGCGTGGTCTACCCGCCGCTTGGTGCCGTCCTGAATGGTCGGCATGTCGTGGATCTCTAGTTCCCCGTCGTGCAAAAGCGCCAAAGCGCCGCCAAGGCCGGGGTCAATTCCTATGATCGGGTTCAAAACGGAATCTCGTCTGAAAACGGCAGTCCATTATTGGACCCTCGGCCTTTCATGGCCTCTTTGCGCTGGGCCATGCTCTGCTTAGGCGGCATGACCTTTGCGCCGTGTATGAATGTCTCGCCCGTCTCGCGGTGCTTGTACTCGATGAAGTTGACGCCAGCGTCAATCGGGTCAGCATTGGGTACGAAGTCTGGGATCAAAAGGTGCTGGTCACAGCCCTCGCGTTGGTCCGCAGAAGTAAGGAATTTGTCCGCCAATTCGCAGCGCCATTTGCCGTCAGCCACGGGCGTAGAATGAGCGCAAGTGCGGCAGTTAACCTCCGCAGCGGCTTCTTGATGGCACAGGTCATACATATCGCAAAATTTGCATTCCCAATATGACGGGTCGTCGCTGAGTTTCAGCGGGGCCTGCTTGGCGTTAACGATGGTGTTGGCCCGCTCTAGCAGCGATCTGAACGCAGGCTCGTGGTAAGGCACGACCTCGGTGTACACGGCGTCGGTGTTCTTATTGACGGCGATGTACATGGAATAGGACAGGCCAAGGAAACCCATATAGGTCTGCATCTGGGCGTAGTGCTGGGGCTTCTGGCTCTCGACGGACCAATCCTTGAGTTTGCTGAACGTCTTGTCGTTCATGGTCTTGCACTCAAGGACCATCCAGTCCTCCGGATATTCGGGGAAGTTCTTGCCAATGCCATCGACAGATCCGCCAAAATGACCAGAATCGTCACGCACAGTGATCTGCTTGCCGTCCTCATCCGTATAAAGCTCTACGCCTATGCCGCGCAGTTCTTCGGCAATGCGGATTTCCTCACGATTGCCGGTATTGAACAGGCGCAACATGCGCCCTTCGAACTTGGGCATTACGGCCCACCGGAAGGTGAGCCATAAATACCTGTTGCAAGAATGCCCGATCAGGGACGCGCCTAGATGGTCGCGGAAGTCTTGTGGCTTGGTTTCGTACCATGCCGTTATGGCTTGGCTCGTCAACTGATCGGGCTTGGTCACTTACTTACGCTCCCAAGGCTTGGCAGCGGCTGGCGCTGCCTTGGTAACCGTAGGACGCGCAACAGGCGCGGACGCGGCTCCTGCGGGCTTGTAGCCCATAACGCGGTTGCGTGAGGGGTCTTTGCGGTCGATGTCCAGAACGATGATGAACGGCGTATCGTTCAGCATGTCCGTATCGGACAGGGCCTCAATGCCACAAGCCAAGCTAATGGACTTGAGCGCGGCGCGGGCAATATTCTCCGCGACCTCGTTGGCGTTGTGGATGTTCAGGCGCTCCCAGATCTTGCGACCGGAAAACTCACCGTCCACGATCTGGATTACCAGTTCAAGATATTCGCCAGTGCCGGACTTGGTGGCCTTCATCTGGTTCTCGGTCACAATGGCGAGATATTCGCCGCGTGGCAGGGGGTCAAAGTTGCTCTTAGGGGCTTCGTATGACGAAACGTCAAAGTCGATGGTAGCCATGTTTTCAGTTCCTATTTGATTGCGGTTGCAAAGGCGTCCCAAGTCAGCGGAATGCTGTCGGGCAGATTGTAGCGGTTCTTGGCCATGTAGGCGGGCTTCTCGGTGGTGAACAGCAAACGCTCACCGCTAGAAATCCCTCTGGCCACGGTCTTGTTAAAGCCCACATCGTCTTTCTTCACGATGGTCTTGTAGTTGGCGAACATAACGGCGTCCGCCCATTCCCGCACTACCGCGCTGCTGCGCTCTTGCAGCTTTGGTTGGTAGCGATCAAACGGCTCGACCTCTGGACTGTCGAACCGCTTAATGGTGTTGTGTGCCAAAAAAATCACAATCATTTTCTTGTCATTACGCAAGGCATTCATTCCGTCCAGAACCTCGCGCCACTTCTGAGCGGCAATCATTGCCCCCTTACCGTAAGCAAGATCCTTGGCGTCATACTTCTCTTCCATCTCGCGATGGATGATTGCTTCAAGCCAATCCAGACTGTCAAGCACGACGGTCTTGTAAGGGTGGTCTTCAGCGTACAGCGAGCCAATGGCGTCCATCACGTTATCCAGTGATTGAGCGATTGGGAAATGCTCGACGTCCAGCGAACCCAAGCCGTCCTCTGTGAGGATGAAGATTGGGTCTGGTGCGCCAGCGGCGAAGGTGGATTTGCCGATACCTTCAATGCCGTAGACCAGAACCCTGGGCGATGACATTGTGTCGTTTCGGCTAATGCTTTTAAGGTCAAACGCCATCGTCGGTCTCCGGGAGTTCGATGCTGATGGCGGGCTTTGCCGCCTTGGTGGTGATGTGCTTGGCTAGCTTGCGCCACAGGTCGGGCCGCATCTCGCGGATCTTCTTGATGCGCGGCTCGTTTAGCGTTTCCTTGTAGCGGATGACCTTGAAGTCATCTGCCCACTCTGCGGTCTCGGTGGTCAAGCTGGCATAGTTGGCTTTGAAGCTCTCGCTAATATCAATGCCGATCTTGGTGCCGTCGTTCAGCGTGAACGTAGACTTGCCTTGCTTGTTAGGCTTGTAATATGCAACGAGGGTTTCTTCGACTTTAAGGCGGCGAGCGTTCGCTTCCTTTTCGTCGGCTTTTGCCACTAACCAAAGATCGGTCAGGGCCTTGAGGCTTGCATCTTTCATTCGTTTGCTCCGTTTGTGGAAGCCCCATAAGAGACTTATGCAAACCAAATTGCAATATAATTTTTTATAATAATGTGGATTGTTTTCTCTTCCGGCTCGTGTAGCCTTGAAAGCCCAATCACAAGGATTTTATCATGGCCAACATAAAAGGCCGGTGCGAACCGGCATATAGTGTGGTACGCCGCTTGGGCGGCGTCACACGCACCGCACTACTTCTCAGCCTTTCAAGCCCCGCAGTCAGCCGCTGGCTTGTGCCGTTTGGCTCGTTTGGCACGGGCGGAAAGATCCCTCAAAAGTACTGGGACGATATCCTAGCCTTTGCGAATCGCACTGGCATAGCGATTGATATCTACGACCTGTCTGGCACCCCCCGCCCATAAGGCACCCAATGGATAACTCAGAATTCCTTCGCGCCGTCTATGGCGTGACGCAGGACAATTACGGCTGGACAACCTCTTTCGCCTCTGACCCTAACAAGTCTGAGCCTACCGTATGGTCGGGCATGGCTTGGACGGGAACGCCAGGGCAGAGCAACATCATTGACCGACGGGTCAGCGACAACAATTTCTTCTGCGTTTCCGTCATGGCTGCGCCGGATAAGAAGCGCCGGTCCAAGGATACGTTTGTGCGCCTCTGCGTCCTGCTGGCAGATGACGCCCAGCCTGACGACCTGTTCGGCAACCCGTCATACATTGTTGAGACAAGCCCCGGCAATTACCAGATCGGGATCTTGATCGACCGTGACGACGCGGACGCCAAAGATCAGGGCCTGATTGATCTGGTCTTGCAGCGCATGGCAGCGGCTAACCTGATCGGCGCAGATTCTAGCGGCAACAACATTGTGCGCTATGGCCGTCTCCCGGTCGGCTGCAACACCAAGCAGCGTGACACAGGCACATTTGCGACCAAGGTCCTGCAAGCCGATCTGACGGCCTCCTACAGCCTTGCGGATGCCGTGGCTACATTCGGTCTGGACCTTGACGAAATCCGCTCTGGCGCTCGCGCAGCGCCTTCAGCGGCCAAGGATTTGGACAAGACCAGCCTGACGGCGGTTGATCTATATAAGAGCCTCATAACCACCAACATGGATGAGCGGTCTTATCATGATCCGCTGCTGAAACTGTCCTCCGGCATGATCGCGGCGGGCATGGCTCCCGGCGCGGTGGTCAATAACCTCCGCTCCCTCATGCTCGCAACACGACCTGAGACGGGCGCGGATCTTGCGCGGTGGGAAGCTCGCTTCGGGCAAGACCTATCGCGCATGGTGGCAACGGCTGAAAAGTACGCGCCTACAGAAGAGCGCATTGCGGAACTTGCACCCGATAACCTGTTCATGGGCATGGAAGCCCTTGGCGAGCGCACCCGCAACGTTCGTTGGGCGGTCAAGGGTCTGATCCCAGAGGACAGCATGGGCATGATCTTCGGTGCGTCTGGGACGTACAAATCATTCATCGCCATCGACCTGGCCCTTCACATGGCCCACGAAATGGATTGGGCCGGCGCCCGCACTAAGAAAGGCGCGGTCGCCTATGTCGCGGCAGAGGGCGGCGCTGGCATCTATCGGCGCTTGCGGGCTTGGCACGATCAATTTGGCCTCGTGCCTGACGATAGTATCAACATCTGTATCACTCCCCTGCTGTTGTCGGCCATTGAAGAGGTTAAGGCCATGCGGGCTGCAATCGAATCATTGCCGCAGCCGCCTAAGCTGGTCGTGATCGACACCCTGTCCCAGACTTTCAGCGGTGACGAAAATTCGTCCACGGACATCGGAGACTACTTACGCATGATAAACACCGAGATCCGCGCAGCGTTTAATTGCACGGTGATCGTGGTTCACCACACAGGCCACAGCGCGGCAGAGCGCCCACGTGGTTCGTCTGCCATCACGGCCAATCTGGATTTTATCCTTGGCGTCTTCCGGCCAGACCCTGAGAAACAGGTTGCCCGCATGAGCGTCCACAAGATGAAGGACGGCGATAAGGTCGATGACGTGTTCTTTGAGATGGAGCGCGTTGTGCTTGGTAAGGACGATGACGGCGATGAGATATCATCTTTGGTGGCCAAGCACATGGAAGGCGTCACATCTGCTGCAATGGCGACGGAAAAGGGCAGAGGCTCTAAGTACGAACAAGTGATCATGAAATTGCTCATAGAAGGCAGGCCGGTTTCAGAGCAAGAAATGGTTGCCAACATCCCCAACGAAAATTCGTCCTACGCCACACGCGGGATTAAGCGGTCGCTGCAAAAGATGAGCATGGCAAAGCAGATTGTCATGATGGGCGGCAAGATGTGGAAAATAGCCTAAAAAAATCCCCGGCTCGCTGATTACAGCGTAAGCCGGGGAAGTTGGCTCGGTCCAGGAGAGACACGACCACAGATTGGTGTATAAGTTCCCCACCGTCAACGGGGGATTAAAGCCAATGGCTCTAAAATCAACTGACATTCCAGAAAGTGAATTCATTGCGGCTTGGGAAAAATCCTATTGCAGCCCCCAAGGAACAGCCAGCCTACTAGGAATAAATGTCAGGGGCGTCTATCTGCGCCGTGCCAATTTGGCCAACAAGGGCATTTTCCTTCAAACCAATCCCCAAACAGCAGGACGCGGCAAGCAATATGGCTGGCAAACCGACGTTGGTAGGGCCTACAAGCGCCAAAATGATTTGTGGCTAGAAAATGGCGTCATTGTGGTGTTCTCGGACGCTCACTTCTGGCCGGATGAGGACCAGACCATCGCCAACATGGCCCTTCTGGAACTGATCAAAGACCTAAAGCCCGCCGTCATCTGCGCCAATGGTGATATCTTCGACGGTGCCAGCGTCTCACGCCACCCGCCTATTGGATGGTCCAAGCTACCCTCGGTCAAAGAGGAGCTAGAAATTTGCGATGAACGTCTGCACGAGATTGTGCTTGCAACACCTGGCACCCGCCCTCAATTGTTTTGGAACGTCGGCAACCACGATGCGCGGCTAGACCGCACCCTCTGCACAGTAGCGCCGGGATTTGAGGGAACCATCATGCGGCTAGAAGATCGGTTCCCAGCTTGGGACATGGCGTGGTCGCTAAACGTCAACGAAAATACGATGATCAAGCATCGCTACCATAACGGCGTTCATGCCACCTATAACAATACGATGAAGTCTGGCCGGTCCATCGTCACAGGACACCTCCACAGGCTCGCGGTAACGCCGTGGGCGGACTATAACGGCCACAGATGGGGCGTGGACACCGGAACGCTCAGTGAGCCTCACGGGCCGCAATTTGACTATGCCGAAAATAACCCGTCGCCGCATACGTCGGGCTTTGCCGTGCTGACTTTCCGCAACGGCGAATTGCTGCCCCCTGAATTATGCTGCGTCATTAAAAATGTGGCATATTTCAGAGGGCAAGCGGTGATCGACGGCAATTAAGAGCCGTACACTTTATTGGTGGCCCATACGCCTAGGCGGCGCAGCCCTCGGTCACTGGCCGCGAGTCGCGCAGCCGACAGCGTGGTTAGACCCATGCGTCGGTGATGCTCGCAATATGAATGCTCGCCGGATCTTAATTCCCCGCACATAAGCGCCTCATCCGCTTGGCCTAATGCGAAGTCTTCAACAATCCATTTACAGCCTCGCGGGCGAAGGTTCGCCAATATGGCCGCGTGTTCCCCCGTAGGCTCTTGAACCACGATAACCTCCTGCACTGGCTTGGGTTTGAGTACTGGCTTAGGAAACTGAAACAGAACGGCCTTGGGCTTGGCATGGTATGGCGTCGCTAGCTTGGCCGCGTTAATCCGGTTGATCTTTTGGCCTTGGGCCTTCTTGAACGATATGACGCCTAGGGCTAACTCAGGGCGCAGCCCCTTGTCTCTCAGGCGGTTTAGCTTGCCAATGATGGCGTTGCGGGTCAGACCTTGGCCTAGGGCCTTGGCAATCTGGCTGGCGGTGTCGCCGTGCTGGTACATCTTTAAAATCTTGTCGATGGCGTCCTGCGTCCATTCGAAATTAGGCGTTTTCACTTCTCGGTTTCCTTAATCTGCCCTTGGGCCAGCCTTTGTGGCTTTTTCTGGATTTATTCAGGTTGCTGTAATATTCCGAATCCCCCCGGCGCTTGGCCTCCGCCATCGCCCATCTGGGATAGTCGGGCGATTCGACGGGCGGTGGTTCGGGTTCGTCATGCAGTCCCAGCCAAGCGCAAGGCTTGCACAGCCAGGTATCAAGGAATTTCATGACGCCTTGGTCAGTCCCGCACTCACTGCATTGGCTCATCCCTCCCCATCCTTGGGCTGTAGGGCGGCGCGTCCAACCTCAATAGCTTTTTCGTAATCCGACAGCATTATCTCAAACATTTTGTTTGATGCTGCGGCACGCTTCCCCCCACGACTAAGCAAAGAGTGACATGCTATTAAGCTGACAGTCACTTCCATTATCACCTCCCGCAGCCGCTCGATCTGTTGCGCCTGCTCCGCGACCGCCCGCTTGTGCCAGTAGATGACCGCCGACATTTTGTGAGGCTCGCGATTACATCGACACCCGCCATTTGTGTGCATACCGGGGCGAACGTGAACGATGCAGGACCCATCGCCGCAGCCGCCAATCTGTTCCAGTTGATCATGCAAAGTTTTTGCCTGACTACTCATCCCTCCCCATCCTTGGGCTGTAGGGCGGCGCGGAGATCGTCCACGTCTGGATAACCTCTGGATACGGGGTCAACCCACGACCAATCATGCCCTTCTATGTGATCGACAATGGCTTGATGCAGCCGCTCGTTCTCTCTGGTCAGACTGGCGATCTGGGCCTGAAGCTGTTCGACGGTCCTGAAGGTCATGCCACGTCCTCCGGTTCATTGGCCGTCAACAGGTCGGGGTAGAGCCGCGAAAAGTGATCTATAAACTCCTGCTCCAATAGTCTGAAAATTAAGTCGTGATCGCCGGTCCTTAAATAAGCGGAAATCATTGGCCAAAGGGTTTCGCTGGCATAAAGGCTGGTCCCGTCGTGCCAGCAATTGCCTCCAATAACCGGGCAATCCTTATGGTGCGGCGCGGTGTTTTTGTAATAACCAACCGGCTCGGCGTGGTGAAACTCTAGCCCACAAGAGTCGTCGTGCTTCTCGAAGAGGCTGGCGTGGAAATGAATTCCGCCACGCGGGCCGACAAGCTCCCAATGGTGTCGAACGCTACCAAATGGCTTAGTCCACATGTATTTATGGTGCCGAAATTCGATCATGCTGCGTCCTCCTCCGGCGGGGTGATGATGGCGTAGTGGGTAACGGTTTGCCATGCCAAGCGATTGCCCATGCTGAAGCATGGAGTGTACCCAAAATTTTTGGTTAAAACCCAAGCATCCCGATCAACAGGGCATATCGTCGACCCATCATGCTTAACCCAAACCATCCCCGGCTTGGCCTCTGCGGCGAGGGCGCGGCCTCGTTTGATGGCTGCAAGCGCGATGTTGGTAAAAGCGTATTTCTGCGAAAGATGTTGCCGCACAATCTCTTGGGCTTCCTCTAGGTCTGGATCAATAGGCGGCTTAGGCATCCATCCCTCGCGGGCTAGGCGGGCGGCGATGATCGTGGGGTTATTGCTGTCTTGTCCGGTCATGTTCAGCCGGATGGCCTGATCTGCTCTCACGTTGTCTAATTGATCGTTGTTCACTTCGTTTCTCCCATGATTTCTGACAAAATGCCCAAGCCTTCGGGCGTGAAATAGTATCCCGTGCCGTAACGGTTCTTAATGGTGGCCGGTCCTAGTTTGGCGCGGATGCGGTTGATTTGGACGCGGACGCTGGCCTTGGACGATCCCGCGCCAAGGGCGAAGGATAGCAGGGCAGAGGTAACGCCCGACCCCTTCGCGGCCCAGAGGGCCTCGATAATAATCTCCTGTTGGCCTGTAAACCCTAACGACAAAGGCGTGATGGGCGTTGACTGTAGCGACCTGGCTTTGAGCCTTTTGATCACCCCGACCAGCCGCCGGTTCTCGTGCTGTAGATGGACGCAATGGGGGCAACTCATGCCTTGGGCCTCGGTCGGCAAGCTACGCAGTCATAGAAACCGGCCCTGATATCGACGCGGGCCGTTGCCCCTTTGGGCAAGTGTGCGCCGCAGCGGCAGCGGGCCGCGTACATGATTGGGTGGATAGGGGGGACGCTCATTTGAACACCAGATAAATTGAGGTTAGCAGGGCGAGCCATGTTGCGGTCGCGATGGCCACGAACAGGACGTCCCATAAGGTGGCGCGTGACGGGCGGGCGTGGAAGTGGTTGCCGTCGATGTGAAGGATAAACTTGGGCTTGGGCCGTGCGCCTATGCGGGTTTCCTCGTATTGGGTTAGCGCATAGTCGATCTTGACTTGGTCGCGTTGTCCTTCAAATGAAGCCAAATAGCGGGCGATAGCTTCCGGGCTAGCCTGTTGCTGGTCCTTGGCATTGCGAGCCAAAAAGTCACGGTCTTGGGCGGCGTTGCGGAAGGAGTTTGCGTCGGTCATGGCTCAATACTCCTTTACGTAGGTGTCTGGCTTAATGTGGAGGTCTTCGCCTATGGCTTCGATGTCTTTGATTATGCGCTCTGACATGCCAGCAATTTTGAATAGGTTGCGCTGGACGATTAGGCGCGAGGGCCTATCAAGGCCTTGAAGCAGATCAAACCGTGCGGTGCTGGGGCGCGGCTCATAGGCGTACATAAAGCACAGGGTAAGATCCTGCACAGATTCATCCTCATAGCGCCAATAGTCGCCGTCGATCTCGCATTCTAGTTCTAGGTCAAAAGTGGTGGTTATGGTTGCGTGGGTCATGTTGTGCTCCGTGTTTGCGTGGTTTGAATTATAACTAAAAGGTTTGCAGAGTGTTAATCACGGTTTCGTGATCAGGCCTGGCCCCACTGCCTGGCCATTGCGTCAGCAATGCCTTGATAGGTGGTTGATCTCAGTTTCCAGCGGTCGGGCGATGGCGATAGGCGATTTTGGCCGCTGTCTGTTTGGTTCGCCCATCGCGGTTTGCCGTTGACCATGCGAGGCTCGACAAGCTGCGTAGGTGTTAGCAGGGGCAAACCATTAAGCCATAGGGCTGTCTGTTTGCTAGCGTCATGGCCAAACTGATAAGGCTGAATAATCTGGTCAGCCTTGCGAATGGCCGCCCCTATGCGCCCTATGGGGTTCTCTATGGCTATGCGGGGGATTGGCGCATCCATTAGGCGTTGGACGAATGCGAGGGCGTCGGTGGTCTTTATGGCGCGTTCCGGCTGGCGCTTGTTCCAGTGCAGGCCGGATGAACAAAGATAGGTACAAGGCGGGTGCGCGATCATCAAATCCCATCCGTCACCTATGACGTCGAAAACATCGCCTTGATAGTGCGGGCCATCGCGATCTGTCGGCAATAGGTCACAGGACATTGCGTCGTGACCTAGGGCGCGGAATGCGTCTCGGACGGTTCCGCTGTACTCGCAAGCGACTAGCACTCTCATAGCAGGAAAGCCCATGCGAGAGCCGCCCATACCCCAGCAAAGAAACCTGTAGCGACTAGGCCAAAGGCCGCGAGGGCAAGCCAAGGCGTGCGTGGGGGGGGTGGTGTGTAGGTCATGGCTTAGGTTCCTTGGGCTTTGGCGATGGCGGCGCGGGCGGCTTCCCAGTATTCATCGGGGCGGTGCTTATTGGGCGCAAGGCATAGCTCTTCAAGCGCGGCTAGAAGATCCGGCGCCGCTAGGGCTAGGCGCACAAACGCGTCTCGGTGCTCACTGGTCAGGACGATAGCGATAGGCGTAATGTCAGAACCTATGACGGTTTCTGACATTGGCTCGCCGTTCTCGTCGAAGTCGGGCCAAGATTGAAGGGTTGGTAGGGTCATGGCTCTAGCCCTCCAACGTTGACGTGAGCCACACGAAACCGGCCTTGGTTGATCCACCGGCGACGATAGGTTCCCATTCCAGCTTGGCTTGCAGGGCCTTGGCCGCTGCGTAGTGGTTGGCTTCGATGCCTAGGCTGTAGTCCCAATGGTGCGTGAGACGTTTGCCGCTAGGCGTGGTGGCGACGATGCGCGAGTCGCGGTTGTTGGTTGGGCCGACGTAACGCGTTTCGATGGATTGGCGGGTGTTCATTTAATTTGATCCTTTGGGTTGGGGTTGGGTTCTAAAGTCTAACGGGATGCTAGGGGCAAGCCCCTAGAATCCTTTAGACGCTAGAGCCAAGCTGGAAGTGAAAAGTCATTATCGCGGATGCTATTGGCAACGCGCATGGGCATGGCAACGCCAAAGGCATCGCTAAGCGTTCCAAACACGATATGGGCGTCTGTATCGCTTGTGCCTTTGAGCACTAGCGTTTGAACCTTGTCGGCGCTTAGGGCGCCAGCAAGACGCGACAAGACGCGATTGTCAAAGCTGGCCATGCAACCCATATCGGGCGTGGTTTGTGGGACAATCCGGCGCCAGTCAGGGAACACCATATCCACAAGCCAATCGCGTGTCTCTAATCCTTTGAGCTTTGCAACGCCTTCGCCAATCCAAATGACCGGATCTTGATCGGATCTTGATGGCTTGCATTCTTTCAGCAGTGCCTTGGGCAATGCCAGGGTGAAAGCCTCGCTGGCGAAGCCTTTGACGTCGCGGATAACAACGGCGCAATGACCGTCTGTAGCGATTAGGATGGTTCCGCCATCCTTATGTGGCTCTACACGAACGCCAGCGATATATGGGCGGTGCGCGTCTGTAGAGGCGCAAGTGATGGCGCGGGCGTATAGGTCGGCTGTGATTGTGGCTGTGATGGTCATGATCTGATTCCGTTTGTGAGGTTGCTAGGGTCTAATGATACCGCCCACGAATGAGCGGTATGGTTAGAGGCTAGGCTCGGTCCTGAAAAAACATCATTAGCCCGATAAAGACCACCGCGATTAGAAGGTTTGCTAGAAGGATTGTGAGGATTAGCATGGTCTGTGTCCCGTTTTTTGTTGCGGTTCGTTCATTATCCTTATAGGGCGGCTTCAGGATGCACAAGCCTTAATCGACGTTATCTGTAATCTTTTTCATGAAGGTCGTTAGCCCTTCCAATAGGTCGCTGCGATGCTCTGCCATTTGTTTTAGGCAAAGGCTTCCGGCCAGTCTGGTTCCGTTCCAAGCTGTCCAATAGTTAGCCTTGTGGGGCGCCATGCCTTGCGCCGCAACTTTGATGTCTCGCCAATCCTTCCATTCCCTTTCGCCGTCTCTTTTATACGCCACCCAATTGACACCATCATAAAAGCCAACGTCGCCTAGCAATTGCCAGCCGTCTTTATCCTTGTGTTTGCCCTCGTACATCTTGCTCATATCAAATGCACCATATCCGCAAATTGCTTTCGCCCATGTTCTTCACATAGAGAGATAGGCCGTGCCTTTTGTTGAATGCTCTAATGGCTCGCATGGCCCTTTCGGCTTTAGCCTCTGTGTCGAATGGTGCCTCGAATGATTGGCCCTTTTCGAGATTGGCTGAAAATGCCAGGACGTCGCTAAATTTGCCTTGGCGCTGAATAAGGGCCGGGGCTGGCATTGGAAAGCTCTGATCTATGGTGAACATGGGTGTTTCCTTAAGTGATAGATAGGCGTTCTGTTAGGCTATTCCTTAATCGTATGCAAATGAATGTTGGCTTGTGAAGTGACTGTTTAGTCAGATTGGATTGCCGCGATTTTGTGCGTAAATTTCCCGTGCAAAAAGACGCTCAATCCGTCTGTTACCCTTTGTTACCAATGACCAAAATTTTACTACCGCTGATCATTGTAATGACCGTAGAACGTAGTTAGTCGTATCCAGATAGTCGTTTTTCGGTCATCTCGCGCACTTACCATTAGCGGTCATATGTATGTAAATACATATGACGCACGGCGCATTCTGGCATGACCAAAGCCATAGCCAGCCATGCCCCCGACATGCCCTCACCCTATGCCCTAGGCGTACCCATAGGGGTGCCGCGATAGGCATGGCCTAGCCTCTCTCATGCGCCCTCTGACGGGGTGCGCGTGACGTCATGGCATGAGGGCATGGGCGAGGGCTTGAGGGGCTGTAGCGTGACGCTAGGGGCGGCCCCCATGCTATGGCGGATGACGGGTTGACGTAAGGGAAGGCAGACCCCCCCCACCCCCTCGACACCCGGCAGGGGGGGAGGGTGTATATATATAGGCCCCCCTCACAAATATTTTGACCCTAACGACTTCTTTACATTTCCTGATGATTTACAAACCCACCCCGTCCCCATATGATAAGGGCATCCGAACAGGAGAAATCTACATGGCAAAAAGCAAGGGCAGTTTCGCCCCCCTAGGCCAAGCCTTGGCCGACCCTAACAAGCGGTCTCCGCGCACCAGCGGTAAGCCTGGCGAGACATACGCCACCCGCGCAGCAAGAGAGGCCATCGCGGAGTTCGTCGATCTTAACTCGACCAAGCTCCAACGCTGGCTAGACGAAATCTACGACCAAGACGGACCCAAGGCGGCATTCGGCGCGTTCTCCGATTTGCTGGAGTACCATGTGCCTAAGCTGGCGCGGACAGAGGTTGTCGGTAAGGACGAAGGTCCGATTGAAATTGCGGTGTCATGGTCACTAGAGAAGTAAAGATTGCATACGCGCCGCGAGAGGCGTTTATGCCCTTCCATAATCGTAAGCAGCGGTGGGCATGTTTGGTGGCTCACCGCCGCGCCGGCAAGACCGTCTCCGCCGTCAACGACATCATACGGGCGGCGGTCATGTGCAAGTCGCCCAATCCCTTGTTTGGGTACATCGCGCCGTACCGCAGTCAGGCCAAGTCCGTGGCATGGGATTACATCAAGCGGTTTGCCAAGCCCATTATGAAATCCGCCAACGAGGCAGAGCTTACCGTAGAGCTAATCACGGGGGCCAAGATCAGGCTGTTCGGCGCGGACAATGCTGATGCGATGCGCGGCTTGGGCTTTGACGGGATCTACATGGATGAGTACGGGGACTTTCGTCCGTCCGTCTGGGGATCGGTTATTCGACCCACATTATCTGACAAGCAAGGCTGGGCGGTGTTCGGGGGTACGCCCAAGGGCAAGAACCAGTTCTGGGATATTTACCAGACGGCCAAGATGAATCCGGAGGAATGGTTTTGTCTGAGGCTGACGGCGACGCAGAGCGGCATCCTGCCCATGTCCGAAATTAACGCCGTCAAGGCCCAGATCTCCGAAGACCAGTATATGCAGGAGTACGAGTGCAGCTTCGAGGCGGCTATCCTTGGCGCGTTCTACGGCGTAGAGATGCGCGTGGCGGCGGATGACAAGCGGATTGGATCTGTGCCGTATGACGAAAGCCTGCCGACGCACACGGCATGGGACCTGGGGTATCGCGATGACACGGCAATTTGGTGGTATCAGGTGGTTCGAGGCGAAATTCACGTTATTGATTTTCATGCAGTGTCTGGCGCATCCATCTCGGATTTGGCGGATGTTGTCAAAAGCCGCCCTTATCACTACGGGACGCACTATCTGCCGCATGACGCTCGCGCCAAAACCCTAGCCGCGCAGGGCAAGTCCGTCATCGAGCAACTTGCCGACCATTTGGGCTTTCAGAACCTTCGTATTGTGCCTGACCTATCGGTGCAGGACGGCATTCAGGCGGTCAGACAGGTTCTGCCGCGCTGCTATTTTGACGAACGCAAGTGCGCGGACGGCATTGAGGCGCTCAGACAGTACGAACGCGAATACGATGAAGACAAAAAGGCATTTCGTGCTACACCTAAACATAATTGGTGTTCACATCCTGCGGATGCGATGAGAATGCTTGCAATCGCATGGCGATCAGAGCCTACCGCAATGGCAAGTAACGTAGAGAAGCCTCTTATTGTTGGACCTGGCAACACTGTTACGCTAAATGACATGTGGGCCACCCAGCGCAGAGCTAAAAGGACAAGAATATGAGCGGAATTTCCAGTCCATATCGTTATCAATATGAGCATGTGCCAGTCAGCACGTCCGCACGGGTTCTTGGCGGCACTGGCGCAGTTGGTGACTACCTTCATCGCTTGGTCTGTACCGTGTCAGCCGCTGCGACCGGAAACGTCGTCCTTATCGACGGGGCGTTTACCCACACAATCTTGCCGGTTAGCGCAGGCACGGGCATCAATGTCTACAACATCGAAATTAACGCCGCATCGGCCACCGGAGCGTGGAAAGTCACGACCGGCGCAGGCGTCGAGGTTCTGGCTGTTGGTATCTTCTCTGCTTAAGGACTAGGCCACATGGACCTTCCTCAAACGCCAGTGCAAAAGTGGCTCAATGTCATTAGCACCTATGACAATGAGTTTAAGAAGTGGGATGCGCGGGTAACTAAGATTGTCCGCCGCTACCGCGATGACACACGCACGGCGTCAGGTGGGGAAACCGCTAAGTTCAACGTGCTATGGTCTAACGTCCAGACCCTAGTACCCGCCGTTTATGCCCGTATGCCCAAGGCTGACGTGGCACGGCGTTTTGGCGACAACGATCAGGTAGGGCGCGTTGCGTCCCTTTTGATCGAACGTGCGCTGGACTACGAGATTGAGCACTATCCCGACTTCCGGTCGGCCATGAAGAATTCTGTTGAGGATCGTTTCCTTGGTGGACGTGGTATTGCATGGGTTCGTTACGACCCGCATATCAAAACCGTTGACGTGCCGGAAGACGGCTATCAGATCACCGAAGACGTCGAATCCGAAGGCGAAGAATACGCCTCCGAATTAAACCCGATGGCCGGCATGGGATCAGATCCCGGCGACTTCACAGCCGCGCCCGAACCCGTTGAAGAAATTGAATACGAATGCTCCCCGACCGACTATGTGCATTGGAAGGACTTTGGTCATTCCTCTGCGCGGACGTGGGAAGAGGTCACTTGCGTTTGGCGCTGGGTCTATATGTCCAAGGAATCGCTTACCGAGCGGTTCGGACCCGAAGTGGCCAGCAAAATCTCCTTTGACACGTCACCCGACCAATGGGGCGGCAACAAGAACAGCCAAAACAACGACAAGGCCAAGGTTTGCGAGCTTTGGGACAAGGAATCCGGCAAGGTCTACTGGATCTGCAAGGATTACCAAAACTTCCTAGACGAGCGCGATGATCCCTTGGAGCTTGAGGGCTTTTTCCCATGCCCTAAGCCCCTGTACGCCACGACCACCAGCGATACGCTTGTCCCCGTGCCTGATTTCGTCCTTTATCAGGACCAGGCTAACGAAATGGACATCCTGACTGACCGTATTGACGGTCTGGTCAAGGCCCTGCGCGTCCGAGGCGTGTATGACCAGTCTCAGCCCGCTTTGCAGCGTCTGTTGACAGAAGGCGACAACAACACCCTTATTCCCGTCGATAAATGGATGGCGTTCAGTGAAAAAGGTGGCCTCAAGGGGTCCATTGACATCCTGCCTATCAACGACATCGCCGCTACCCTGCTTCAGTGCTACCAAGCCCAGCAGCAGATCAAGGGCCAAATCTACGATATCACGGGCATCTCTGACATTATCCGTGGCCAATCCGTGGCGTCAGAGACCGCGACAGCCCAGCAGATCAAAGGCCAGTATGCCGGCCTACGCCTACGCGCCATGCAAGACGGCGTGGCTATGTTTGCCAGCGAATTGCTACGCCTTAAAGCGCAAATTATCTGTTCTAAATTCCAGCCTGAGACAATCCTGAAATACGCCGCTGCGGATCAGATGTCGGCTGAAGATCAGCAGATGATCCCTGCGGCCATGCAATTGCTGCAAAATGATCCTCTGCGGTCTTTCCGCATTGAAATCGCCGCAGATAGTCTGGTGCAAATTGATGAAAACCAGACTAAGCAAGATCGCGTAGAGTTTTTGACAGCACTGTCTAACTTCATGCGTGAAGCCTTGCCGGTTGGTCAGTCGTCGCCTGAGATGGTCCCGGCCATTGTCGCGGTAATGAAGTTTGGCATTGGCGGCTTTAAGCAGGCCAAGTCCATTGAGGGCATCTTGGACGCAGCCTTGCAACAGATGACCAAGAAAGCAGCCGAAGCCGCGCAACAGCCTCCGGCAGATCCCGAAGCCACGAAGGCTCAAGCCGCGCAAGCCGTCGCGCAGGCCAAGACCCAAGCCGACGCGCAGATGCTTCAGATGAAGGTGCAGGCCGATACGCAGATTGAGCAGATGAAGGCCCAATTGGCCCAGCAGATGGAAGCCTCACGCCAGCAGCATGAAGCACAGTTGCAAATGCAAGAGATGGCGGCAAAACAGCAGTTCGAACGCTACAAGGCCGATCTTGACGCCGCGACCAAGATTACGGTTGCCAAGATTTCTTCCAACAATGGCGTCGATCCTGAGCAACAAGAGCAGGAAAAGGCCACGCACATTGAACTTATGCGCGGCGTCAATGATGTGGTAAGTCAGGTGGCGGCAGAGCTAGCGACGACCCGCGATCAAATTTCTAGCCTTCATAACCAATCTGTGGCTACAATGCAGGATGCAATGCAATCCATGAAGGCATCAAAACGCATTATTCGCGGCCCAGACGGACGTGCTATCGGCGTCGAAACTGTTTAGGAAAGCAATAAATGGCCGATAACGTCGTTCTACCAGGCACAGGCTCTAGCGTCGCAACCGACGATATTGACGGCAATCAGTTCCAGCGCATGAAACTGACGCTTGGCGCGGACGGCGTGAATGACGGCGACGTGTCGTCTGTCAATCCCCTCCCCGTGGCTGGCCAGTTTTATCAAGCAACGCAACCCGTCACCGGCCCTATAACCGATGCGGAACTTAGGGCCGCTGCAATTGCTGTTTCGGGAGATTTTTACCCGGCAACTCAGCCTGTCAGCATTGCCGTTCCGGTTGCCGTCACGGGCGGGCTGACCGATACGGAACTCAGGGCATCGCCGCTAGTCGTCACCGACGCGACCGCAGCCGAATTGCTGGATGGTTTGCAAACCCTGTTACTTAGGCTGTTGAACGCCACGAATAGCCCTCGCGGTTATGACGTTGGCTTGGCTCGAAATCGCGTCTCGGCGCTGATCGAAAGCGGCACGGTTACGACGGTCGGCACGGTCACCAACCAAACCAACCAAACCAACATGGGCGGTCAGCAGGCTCAATTGCTCACCAACGGACAAAACGTGTCCGCGTGGGCCGCAACAGTTAGAGCGAGAATTACATAATGGCTAACACCTTCAAAAAGGTCATTGACCGCCAGATGTGGGTGCAAGTGTCGCCCACGCCAAATGCCACAGCGGCGGCTACTTGCGTTTGCTCTGACTTGCGGTCTGACGTGTCACGCAACCCGTTTGTTTACCAACTTGCAAGCGCCACGGTCCTAAACCGTTACAACATCGTCTCCAAGGCTTGGAATTTCGTCCAATCTCCCGCGCTTGCAGGCACGTTCGGTGCTGGCGCGGCAATGGTGTTTGCACCGTCTCAGGGCCTCAAGGGCGTCTTGGCCGCAGGTGCCACGACCAGTTCGGTTGTCATCTCCACGGCCTTCCCAACCGCTGTCGGCCTCAACATGCTCGCCAATCGCGGCGGTTCTGGCGAGTACGGCTTTAAAATTCGCATTATTGGCAAAGCCGCTGGTAAGGTTGAAGAGCGCTATATCGTCGGCAACACGGCAAGCGCCACGCCAACCATTACGTTGAACGCGCCGCTGACGTTTACGCCTGCGACGGGCGACGGTTACGAAATTCTCTCAGGCCGCGTGTTTATGCTGTCGGCGGGCGTTATGGCCGCGAACGCTTGGCGCTCAATTGAAGTCGCCACCAACACGCTGTCAACCGGCCTGTCTATCGTCAACCTTCCCGCCACGGTCGGCACTGACACCTCGCTAA